CTACACGTCATCCGGAACGGCAGGCATATCACTAACACGCCCCCCGTGATCCCACAGAATCACCTTATCGATGTAGTTTCGTGCAGTACGGTAGCGAGTCTCCCACGTCGTGGACTTCCGCTCCCACGATTTGATCTCGTTTTCCAGAAGAGCTGTCCGCTCGCGCAAATGCCCCAACTCTGCATGGAGATTATCCATTTGCGCGGCCTGCGCAGAAGAGAGCTTCGAGAACTCATCTACAATCCCGCGCTGCGCCTGAGTGGCGTTCACCCGCAGTGTTACGAGGCCGCCGATCAACGCGCCTAGCACAGTAGCTACGGGGATAGCGTAGATACTCCAATCCATGCTGTTACCCCCTTGCTACTGCGATACAGCCCCAGCCGTCGGGGCCTTAGCCGCAGCCGTGCTGACACCCAGCAGGGCGGCTACAAGGCCAGTGATAGCAGCCCAGTTCGCGTCCCCTAGGATGCCGTAGGCCTGGAAGAGAGCGGCGGCGGCACCAGCAACCGTGTAGAGGGCCAGGCGCCAGTTGGTTTCAGCGTTGACGATAGCGAAAATGGCGCCGATGATGGCGACGACGAGGGATGACCATAGGGCGGCCTGGTTATCGTTCAGCACACCGAAACTTACGAGTACTGTCATGAGTGCTGCGGCCACAATGTAGAGGCGTTCACGCACCACCGGGGTGAAGATCTTCTTGCAGAAGCCCTTGATCTTTTCCATGTTTTTTCCTTTCAAAAAAGCCCCCACCAGGTCGGTGAGGGCACGGTTAGGTGAGCTGTTAGGCGATACCGCCGGCCTTCAGCTCTGGGTTAAGCGTCGGGGTCAGGGTCGGATTCATGGTAGGGGCGACAACAACGTGGATGAGGTCTCCTCCAATCGCGGTCATGGACACATTGATAGGCAGATTCAGAGTGTCCGCAAACTTTTGCAGCTGAGGCAGAACCGCAGCATCAATGTGGAAGTCCTTGGCGGCCTCTGCACCGATCTTTGCAGCCTCCAACAGGAAGTCCTTAAGCTCCCCTGCTACTTCCTTCTGGCCTTTTGTAACGGGTCCGAGAACATCAATAACGTTCATCCGGGTTCCTTTCTCCATGAAAAGCCCCCACTGTTTAGCGGGGGAAGTTTATGGTGTAGTTCACACTTATTTTGTTGTGCAAACTACTTGCGCGCCGTAATTGCGGCGTGTATAGTAATAGATGTAAGAAAGAAAAGACGGCACAAGCCGCACAATCGGAAAGGAAATCCGAAATGACCACCATCAACCTAGACACCATCAACTGGGAAGACGACTACAGCGAACCGGACAGCGGCTACGACTGGGCCCCCGCGCAGGTCTTCATCCCCACCGAAGACGACTACACCGGCTGGCAACTCTACATCGCAGTCAACACCGAGGGTGAAGACGCCAAACTCACCATCATTTACTACAACGATGGACGCCAGGATGGCTGCTACAGCAGCGACAGCACGCCCGATTGGCCAATGCTGGACGATCTCTTCGGAGGCCGCGAATGCTGGCAGAACTTCTGCAACGACTACGCGAAAAAGGCCATGAAGCAATACCTGGAAGAAAGCCAGGAAGAAGACTAGAAGGAAGGTGACAGCGCCCCGGCCTCCATGGTCGGGGCGCCACCATATCGAGGAGAGAACCAATGAACATCAATGCGGAATTTCGCGCGCTGAAACAGCTCAGCGGGCTCACATCACAGCACATCGCCGATAAATTCGACGTCGGACTGCGCACTGTGCAACGCTACGAAACAGAATACGAACCGCGCCCAGAGATCATGGACTACCTACGCAATATCGTTGCGGACGATACACGCTATGTAGAGGAAGTTTTGGATGGCATCGAGGATGCCATCGATGAGAGCAATGAGAAGATGGGGGTAGTCCGCGATCCTGACGCTATCCGCATTCCCCGGTATCTCAATAGCCATTACTACTACCGCGCAAATGGCGCTGACGCTATCCCCTATGAGAGATATACGGCTCGACTGAACCGCATCATCTCGGCACTAATTCTGGATGACTACGAGATCGAGTACGAGTACTACATCACTGAAGAGGGGTAATACCCCCGAATGGGGGTGGTTTTCTTTTTTCTTCCCCAAAAACCTTGCGCGCCGTAATTGCGGCGTGTATAGTAATAGATGTAAGAAAGAAGACGGGAAGCATCCCGCACAATCGGAAAGGAACTCCGAAATGACCACCTACACCACCATCAACGACTACATCGCCCAGGTTGTCAACCCCGCCCTCGGAGAATATGCCGACGACTACGACACCGAGGAGATCGCCCGCGACATGACCGAATGGCACGACGAAAAGGACGCCAACGGAAACATCCTCCTCAACGCCTCCGGCCTTGTCGAACGCGACGATGCCGACTTCTGGGAGATCGCCCAAAAGCACGAAATCTAGAACATAAGAGATAGCCCCGCCATAGTGCGGGGCACTCCCCTATTTCAGGCCGAAACCTGGGATACCCAGAGTCTGCCCAATCACAGCAAGCGCATCGACGACAGTGTGACCTCCCAACTGTTTCCACCCTTTGAAGTCAGGTTTACCTTGTGGGGTGCGCCCCGGCCCCGCCAACTGCTCAAAAGCCAACCGCTGGTAATCCGGCGATAGATGTTTAGGTGCGGCCATTTTCCTACCTCCATGTGAAAACAATGCCTCCAGCTCAGCGTGGGTGCCCTCAAAAGCGTTGCAATCGAGCTGGAACCCCGCCACGCAGCCGGTCGACGTGAACTGCCAGAGCACCGGTTTTTTATTGCTCAGCGGGTGCTGCCACTGCCTATGCCCCCGACCCCCTAGGCTTTCGTACCTGTGTGCCGGGGTAGCCGGGGAGTTGACAGGGTATGCTGCCACCCACACAAACATCCCCGGGGGCAACGCCGGGTCACCGAGCCCCTCCCAGAACGGCACATAGGAGTAGATGCCCGCACAGCGCACCCCCGCAGCAGCCAGAAGCTCTTTCGCGAGGCGAATGTCAGCCGCCGTGAATCGTTCTCCCGGCGCCTCAAAATCAAGCCAGACCGGGAGGTCTTTCCGACCTCCTAGCATCGATAGGCAGGTAGCTATGCTCCCTCGGACATCTTTGTGCATGTAGTGGTACACGGCTTTTTTCATACTGGTGCCGTCAGCATCTGCCAGATGGCTATGAAAACAGCGATCGCGGTACGTGCCGTCTCCTGTGCGGATGATAACGAAACTGATACCCTCTTCCTCCGCTTTTTTGAGACTCAAACCGTTCTGCCATTCAGATATGTCGATTCCGTAGAATGTCATGATTTATCCTCGCTTATTTATGAAATCCGCTGTTTTCATCAAATAGACCCCACAACAGGCAGCCCTATTTGATAAAAACGACAATTTCATCAAATAGGCTCGTATGTTGTCTTCCTGTTTTTGGATATAAAAAAGACCCCATCAGGGGGATAGATCAGTACGTGTAGTGGAACAGCGCTACACCAGTGCCGCCGTCCTCGCCTTTACCCGGGTACTTATCATCCTTGCTTCCTCCCTTGCCTCCGCCGCAATAGCGCCACACATTGAGTAGTTTTATGGCGTAAGGGTACCGGCCAAACTTCACCCCAGCTGCACCCGTCACACCCCAGGCGATATAGCCGGGAACAACAATGGTGAAGTTTTTCAACCCGATAGCCTGCGAAATCATGGCAGAATCCCCGCCCTCTGACGTCCACGCAGGCCGGTCAACAGTAGTGTGCCGCCCCGGCTCGCCAGGATGCCCTGAACCATACTTATTACCTTTACCACCAGCCCCGCCGGGGAAAACATGAAGAGTAAGCTCGCTCTGGTCGACCCGAAACATCTTCGACGCACCGTTAGCACCATTAGTACCAGTAGCGTGCTTACTGCCGCCCTTACCGCCACCACCGGCCTGACATAGCCACAGATGTACACTACGAACCCCCTTAGGACGTACCCAGTGAAACGCATTATCCGTATGAGAACGCCTATCTGGGGCACGAGAGCTCGCGACAGGCTCCATCCATGTCAACCCGCTATTGTGCTTCACCGACGGCCAGTCATTATGTCCAGAAGCTGGGTATGAGCACGTCCACTCCTCCCAGACCTCACCGAAAGTGCAGGCCTGGATAACTCTCTCCCATGGAGAGAAACTGTAATTTTTTAGATCCAGATACTCTATAGTCTTGAATTGAATGTTGTTGCACCACAGCTGCACCCCGAAACAGTGCTCGTTGTAGTGGAGTTTCCTCCCGTTAATATGAACCCTGTCTGTAGGCTTAAAAGCACCGCCGAACGACTGATTAGCAACCTGCTGGGTCTCATATACCGAAGGTGCGCCAGTCCGAATACACGCTGATAAAAATATGGTGGAATGGAACATCGCAGTCCCCCACGATAGTGTCCGAAAACGGTGCGGTAACCGTCTGCGCAGTGCCTCTCGACCCGGTAATAGAAACCGTCGTCGTATTTGCAGAAACCGTGACAGAGACAGATTCCTTACTACCAGGGGTGCCGATCTGGAGGCTGGCCCCAGGAGTAGCCCATAACCCCAGCTGGAACTGGCACCCATTAGACGGCTCGTTAGGGGCAGAAATAGCAACATCGCTAGCATGAGTATCGTCCAACTGCGACATGAGACGCAGCAACGCCAACGGCAGCCCATTAACCTTTGGGGCAGCAGGACGAACAACCTTACGAGTGTGATAGCTCATAGATACATTCCTGCTAGCATCACAGACATACCGATATACTCGCCCACAACAGACTTCACCTGAACATCGATCACATCACCGGCGTTCATCGTTATCCGCTTACCCGACAATGCACCGCGTAGCGTATTCTCCCCCGTAATCGTCAAAGAATCCTTCTCTTTGCCATTCACGAAAAGCCCCAAAGTTAACGTCGGGGCCCCCTCACCCTCCAACTGTGCTACAGCACCGACACGAACAATCATGTCAGTTATGAGCCCATTGAAGCTCTTCACAATACCCAGCGGGGTATCGTTGAAGCCCGGGTAAACAGTCGATGATGACGTGTAAATCTCAGCATCCCAATAGCCCAGATTCTTCCCCGTTAGTGCGTTCACCATGCGGTTGAACGCTGTTGCGAACGCGTCCGCCACCTGCCCGGCAGCGCCAGCAGCCCCCTGTAAAACAGAGTTCATGCCGTCAGTAACAATCTTGACTATCTCGTCTGTGGAGGCGACAGCTAGACCCGCAATATCCGCCGCGTTCTTGGACACCAGCGCACTAATCTTGCTGATCTCGGCATCAACATAGGCGGTCAGCTCTCCTGGATCGTAGCCATCGCCAAGGTCAGCAATGGCCTTGTCCACCTTCTTCTGCGCCTCATCCAAACGCGTGTTGATGCTTCCCATCCAGTCGCTAAAGGGCTTCGTCTCACTATGCAGCCGTCCCAGAAGATTCTTCGGCAGATCAACATCTTTAAACGACTGTAAGCGCTTCAGCCCGGGGACACCGCCATTAGACGGGTACACCGTCAACTCTGTTTTCGGGAATGTCCCATACTGTGGCTCGAACTCGTTAGGCATTAGTCTCTCCCCATCCGCCGATCGGGTAGTCATCGCTAGGCGGGATATACTCTTTCTCGCCGAGAACAACCTGGGCTATATGAGACGCTAACGCCATAGCTGTCTCTGGGGGCATGATAATAATCTCCCCATCTATCGCAGGGCAGGCCACAGCCTGCGTAACCCGCTTAACAACAGTCTCTCTATCCAGTTCCATTAGCCGATTCCAATCGCCTTAATCGCCTCGCCAACGCGCGCTACACGCTGTTGCAGCTGTCTAATAGGGGAAACGTCGGCATTAGGATTACCGACCGTTACAGACCATCTCAGCCCGTTTTCTCTACTATCAGACCAACTGACAGAAGTAACCCTCTGTACAATGCTATGAGTCATCCACTGTTCAATCTGCACCCCTACCCGGTCACCCAGCGCGAGATCGCCCCAACCTTCACCGCCTACCAGATACGGCGCACCGTCCCGAATGTCGCACGTAATAGTCTCCGTGCTACGGGAGTCCCAGAACCCCTGTCGGATAGCGTCAAGAGCACCTAGAGTGTTCGCCTGGTCAGTTGAAACAAACAGTTCCTCGTTATGGATCCACCCCAGCTGTTTCGTGCGGAAAGGAGACTTGATGTTGTCGAAGGCGAGGAAAATATCAGAGTAGAAGTTCTTCACCATATCGTCGACGGTGTCACCCAGTGTGGGCATAAAGAAGATCGAGCCCGCAACATTGAAGCCCATCTTGATAAACGCCCCAATAGTCTCGTTCACGCCAGGCATCGACTTACCGCCGGTAGAAACAGACACAGCAGTACCGGGCTTCACCGTGTAGCTGTACTTCTCCAGATGACACGCACGGAAATTCACCCACGGGGCATGACGGCCGACCAGCCCCCACGCACCAGGCAGGCGAGACTCGATAGGCTCCGACGAATCCGTGACATCTGAAAACACTTCGTCCACGAAATTGTCTGCTACCGCTACCGCTTCACGGATAAGCCCCTGCGCGATACCACCGTTAATGGAGGTTTGCCCCTCGATTGTGTCGGTCTCCACAATGTCGAAAAAACATTGGCCCTCACGCGCTACCAAACAGCCAGGATACGGCGCAGGGTCGCCCTGAAACCACCTCCGGTAAGTGAGCCGCAGCTTCTTATCAATCATGATGGGGGTAGCCATCTCAGTCCAGGTTTTCCACCTTGAGGTGATCACGCACGGGCGCGTGTTATCCAACACCAGAGACGAGGGGATCACCATGTACTGCCAGTCCCAAGGCTGCACACCATCCAACCAGGTTCTGGGGTCGAGTGGGTCATCCGGGATCGTCCACAGATTCATTTCTTGACGCGCTATGTTAAGGAATAGGGCAAGTTTCAGCATGTAGCGCGAAGGGCCGATAAGGGAAAAATACTTAGGGAACTGCACCGACGCAGGCAGGAACGGATTAGACCGGATAATGACACCGTTCAGCAGGTTCTTATCATCCGGGATAGTAAGCGTGATGGTTGAGCCACCGTCCGCCCCCTCACCCACAATGCTCGACGCTAAACCAGTGAAACGGTGCCCACAGTTCTCCGCCCTCACCAGCACATTCTTCGGCGTTTTCCGATTGTCCAGAAGCCAACCAGCAAGATAGTGGGTACCGGGAAGAACAAGTTTACCCTCATACGGTTCTATCTCGTTTTCCCCAAAATCAGCCTCGATGTACCCGTTACCTAGCCCCATCAACATGCCGTTACCGTCATAGATGTACACCTTAGGCTTCTGGCGGCGCGCACGGTAGGACTCCATCTCAGCGACAGCAGCGTCCTTAATATCCTGAAACTCAGTCATTACGGCTCAACCCCCAAGGCCGCGACCAGCGTCTAATCTGCCGGCACTCCACGCCGCCACCAGGCAGATTACCGATCACCGTGTACGCATCATTAAGAAGTGACGCTATCGACGACACCTTAAAACGAGAACGGATAGCAGGTGTCAGAAACTCGTCAAACTGTAAGTTAACACTAGTAATAGCCTCATCAATTTTCCCTGCCAGCCACTCGAAATCATGAGTCAATAATTCACTTTGCGGAATCTGCCCTATCGTCCCCTGGAGAGCCTCAGCAACCGCAAGATAAAACGGCACCGGGGCATTCATCGGCAGGTCGAGAGGAGTCTTAAACAACGTCTGCAACCATGGCAGCGGATTCACATACACCGGCAGCTTTGTAGGCGGAGTATACGGCGGGATATCATGCTCAAAATACTGTCCCCGCATCTGCGCCCAAAACGAGGGGAAGCCAGGCGCAATAATCTGGCGTGCGTCCGGCTGCGTATCGACAATAAAGTTCATCCCGGGACCGGCGTGCGGAAGTACCACAAAGCGGTAGTCGAGGACGCTATCAAGCTCGAATCCTTTAGAGTTTCGTATAGCCTCCACGTCCCAATCGGGAAGAATCACACTCAACGGGGACTTTACAACCCAGTAGAGGAACATTGGCTGATCTGATGGGTTCTCCACCGTCATCTCATGCTTATAGTGCAGACCGTCGAAAATGAACGACTCTGCGATGTCCTCTTCCAGCCACATCGGGTTATCGGCAATACACGTAATGCCAACAGTGGAGAAACCGATCAGGAACGTGTTCTGGTCGATGTCATCGGAGGGGGCTTCGGAAAGCATCACATCCAGGTATCGCGTAGTGCCCGCAACCTTATCATTGAACGTAATGCGGGTGCTACGGCTATAGTCCCACGCTTGTCGGAATGCAGAATCAATTTCTACCCACCGATCACGGTTCCCGCCCTTGACATCAAACTTTAGAACAAGTGTTCGAGGCTCGAACTTATGGTCAAGATACTGTGCCCCAATACTACGGGCGGTAGTCTGCCGAATCGTCGTCACAGGAGCATCGTAAACACCGCTGAACTCCTTACAGAGCAGCACCCCCTCGCTACCGGCCTTATCGCCACTGACATGCCATAGACTGCCGTCGCAGCCTGTAATAGTGACGTTAAACCTCTTCAGGAACTCTTGATTAGCTACCGGATCACTCATGCGAAAACTCCCACGCTAGTTTTTTCCTGCGCCATAAACGTGCTGAACATTTGCTTAGCCTCAGACATTGATTGCGGATAGAGATTGATAGTGACAACACGACCACCACCATTGCCGTTATACGAGGCGATAGGCTGCCCCACGCCACTGCCATACACGCCAGAACCGCCAAACGCCTTATCCATGCCAGCAGTATCGAGCTGTGGAGCATTAAGCCCCGGTATGCCCATATCTGGGATAAACCCAACAGCAGTATCACGCCCGGCGCGCAGCATCCGCCCACCAGCTAAACCGACCTGCTCCGCCGCCATACCAGCAAGCTGAGACGCCGGTTCCTTCGCAATATCGATGCCAGCAGAGAGGACAGTAGCACCGGTGTTGATAGCACCGCTTGCCGCGCTGCCGATATAAGGGATGAAACCGGCTGCTGTGCCAAGCGCATTACCGGCAGTTTTTACACCCGTACTAGCAAGATCGAAGCCAGAGGAAGTCGCGGAAGATGCAGCAGTCGCCATAGCCTCCGGGACAACATTGTCATAGGCTTGGAGCGGCACCTCAGTAAGAGACGTAGCAGCACTACGGGCAAGATTAGAACCAGACGAGCTACCGAGAGCCTTAGCAATATCGGCCGCCTGCTCCTTCGGGATAACAAGCTCTCCGGCGGTCAACATAGCCGGATTCTTATCTTTGCCCGGCTTACCTTTCACCACGCCGCCCTTAGACATGTACTGCACTTGCTGGTCTCGGCTCGCGTTCAGCCAATCGGCAAGCGTCGTAGCCGTCTTAGAACCCGCATAGCGCAACATCGCGACAACAGACGCGGCAGGATCGAAAGGATCATCCGGGAGCTTACTATCGTTCTGCGAGTTGAACGCGGCACGGGTAAGACCGCCAAGCCCCATGAAGACGCTCTTATTGTCTGCCCATGCGGTGCCCTTCGTCATCCCCTTACCGTTCTTCTTCGCCCGAGGAGCGACTTTCCAGCCGCCGCGCTCCTGCTGGAACTTGGGGTTACCGCCAGAGACTTTCCCAATGTAGGAGAGAGTATCCGGCACAGTCTCGCCAGACAGACCTAGGTAAAGGTGCGCCTTCTCAACCATCGGTCGCCACTGTCCAGCGCCAGCTTTAGGGTCGTAGGAGATACCACCAGCCTGTACCAGTCCTGCCAGGTACTGCTGCTTCTCGGTAGGCTTCTTACCCTTACCTTTACCACCGTTACTGCTTTTACCGCCGTTTTCCTCAGCGGCGGCCGCCCTGTCAGCGATATTCTCCTTAGACGGGTTCAGCCCATACTTCATCAGCCCCGCGGGGGAAAGATCGATCCCGGTAGCATCCTCGAAGATCGTTCTCGTGCCACTCACCCAGGCGGGAACTTCGGTAGGAAGCCCCCACACTTGCAGAGCCGAGTTGATCTGCCCGGAAAGGAACGAGCTTGTAGCGGTAGCGGCAACGTTGCCGATCATGTCACCCCATGTAGCGCTACCCGAATCAGCACCGGACGGCGAGGGGCTGGCCGATGCCTCCGGCATATCCCCATCGACAGAGCCGGCGTTCGCGGCGCTTGAAGCGAACTCGTCAACACCCGGCTGCCGTGTAGACGTCAACGCGGCCGGTTTAGGCTGAATGAAGGCGAACTGGTTAGCGCCCGGCAGGTTCCAGCCAGCAGCATTACCGCCAACCTTACCCATCGACGGGTCAGCCCCACCCATCTCGATATTCGTGCCATCTGGCAACGTGCCAGCGGTATGCCCGTTAGTGCCGTGCCCGTACCAGCCGAAACGGAGAGTCCCGTCGCCGCCCTTACCGAGGGTAAAACCGTGCCCGGAAAGCCAAGCGCCCATCGTCGATGTAGAGAAGTAGCGTTGGGCGAACGGGGGGAGGCCAACAGCGTAGGCGGCTACAGCGCCCATAGCGCCGGAGCAGTCGCCCCACTTCTTGCCCCCATACACGTACGGGTCACCCTGTAGCGGCTTACCCTCGCTGCCGTCTACGAAATCCCGTAGCTCCTTACCGGTACGCTGGGCTACCATCCCGCCCTCAGCAAGGCGTGGAAGCTGTAACCCAGAGTTCATTGCCTTAATCCACGGCCAATTAGCGGCGGTAGCCTCAGCGTTAACTACAGACTCACCGTTAGACACCATCACCAGCGGCATACCGGACTCATCAACGCCAACAATGGAGTCACTGGTACCAGCCCCGGGGCCGCGTAGCTTACCGTCATGCTGCCGCACAGCACCACCAGCACGCAGCCCCTGCAACTGTGCGCCCCAATTATGCAGACCGCTAATAAACGGGATCGACACGCCCATAATCTTCCCTGGTAGTGTCGTCATGAACCCACCCAGAGCGTGCAGCGGTGCCTTAATTAGATCAGCTAGGCCGGAGAAAGCGGCGCGTGCGGCAGACCCGAAGTTATTAAACAGCCCCTTAAGGCCATCAATGGAGCTGCCCATCTTGTCAAAAACTTTGCCGAACGACACATTATAAACATTCTTGAAGAAGTCCCCGGCAGCTCGCCACCCCTCACTGATACGGGCAGTGAACCCGTCCCACCAGTCACCCAACATGCCCCACTTTTGGGTGATCCAGTCGGCAGCACCGCCGGCAGCCATCTTGATATGGTCCCACATGTTGATGAAGAAGTTACGGAACGCATCCGACTTATTCCACAGGATGGCGATAGCCGCACCGACGGCAGTTAACGTGGCGATAACCCAGCCTACAGGCCCCATAGCGAGCACCCAGCCGGCGGCCACACGTGCACCTTGAGCAAGCGACTGAACAGCCCACACTGTCATGCGCTTGATAACTTCCAAGGTAGCCCATGCCGCCATCTTCACGACACGCCCAAACTGGATGACTTGCGCTGCACCAGATTTTATCGCGGCCGCCTGAGACGCAGCCCAACCAGCAGCAGCCTTCATACCAGACCAGAAAGTCTTGAGACCCCAAGCGACAGCACTGGCAGTAAGTTTCACCAGCAGAGGGATAGACGCCGTAGCAACAGCGCCAAGCCCCACCAGAGCAGCTTTCATCCCGGCAGACGACTTATTAAACGTATCTACAGGGTTACGCAGGAAAGCGAGCCCCACAGTAACCTTCTCAACTACCCATGTAGCGGCCTTAGCAGCATAGGTGAGCGGCTTATCCACCGCATCGTAGACCACAAGACCAAAGTCCTCTACAGCGTTCTTCACCTGCGACCATGCGCCAGGAAGCCCCTTAGCGCGCGACTTCGCCAAATCGGCAGCAGCGCCAGCCTGATTGATGCCCTTCTGCATCTTAATGAAGCCCTCGGCGCCCTCCTTCGCGGCGATACCAGCGAAACGGGCAGCGTCAGAACCGAACGCAAGATTAGTGGCCGTAACATAAGCCTCACGGCTCATACTCTTAGAGGCGTCCTGCAAAGCCCCCATCACATAGGCCATGCCCTTAAAGTTGCCCTGAGCGTCGAAAGCCTCAACACCAAGCTCTTTCAGCGCACCCTGCACTTGCTCAGAAGGATTCGCCAACTGCTGCAACGTACGCTTCATGAGCGTACCGGCGTCACTGCCCTTAATACCATTATTGGCGAGAACCGCCAGAGCAGCAGCCGTATCATCGATACTAACCCCGTAGCTTCTCGCAACAGCGGCGGTCTGCTGCATCCCGTCGGCAATGTCCTTCATCTCCGCCGACGACTTATTAGCGGCATTCGCCAGGACATCGGAAACATAGCCCGCCTGTGACGCTTCCAAACCGAACGCGTTAAGAGCGTTAGCCTGAATGGTTGCGGCCTCAGCACCGGAAATCTGGGCGGCCTCCGCCAACTGCAACGTGCCACGGGCGGCAGCCATCGACTGATCAGCATTCATGCCAGCTTTAGCTAACTCAGTCATGGCTAGAGCAGCATCGGCAGCGGAGGTGGAAACAAACGATGAATCGGTACCGAGTTCACGGGCGGCCTGTTTCACGTTCCGCATCTGTGACGCAGTAGCCCCCGATACCGCCTGCATAGTATTGAGATTCGTCTCAAACTCCATGCCGGCCTGCACGACACCTTTAAGCGCCATGCCGACACCGGCGAAGCCGAGACCGCCAGCCATTGAACGAGCGGTCAGAGCAGCAGACGCCGCAACCCCCTTAAGACTCTTACCGAATACAGCATTCTTCTGTGCGGCCTTCCCTGCGGCAGCCCCCGATGCGGCTAGAGCAGCCCCATGTGCCCCCTCCGCAACCTCAGCGTTAATATCAGCAGTCTTTACCCTTGCGCGGGCAATAGCGAGATCATTAGCGGCCTTAACAGACCGTTCAGTAGCCTTGGCCGACTGGTTGCGCGCCGACGTAAGATCCCGCTCAAGTTTGGCTACAATACCTGTTTTGCCGTCAGCGCGGGCAGCCTTCAACAGCCCTTCAACACGCGTAACCTGATTAGAAGCACGCATAGACGCACGCTTAGCCTCCGCTAACTGCGTCTCAGCAACACGCACCTGCCCGGCGGCGTTAGCAGCAGCCGACCTTGCATTAGCAACACGAGCGTCAGCAACGATAACAGCGTTAGCGGTACGCTCCCCACCAGCACGCACAGAAGCGAGATCGGCCTCACGCCGCTTAAGATCCTCAGAAGTATCAGCAGCCCGCCTCTTCGCAACAGCTAGACGTTCCTCAGCCCGCACGCGCTGCACAGTAGACGAAGAAGAATCATCCAGAACCTTCTTCAACTTAGCTTCAGCAAGACGAACATTACCCGCCGCCTTAGCCTGCCGATCGCGCGCATCGGCAGCAGCCTTAGCCGCACGCTCAATCTTCCGTGAGGAAGCGGAGATGCCAGCTGCGGCAGCTTCACCAGCGGCACGACCAGCAGCGCCAAACTTTGCTGCCATGGCCTTACCGCCCGCCTGGCCGGCCTTCTCCGCCTCCCGCTTAACCTGTGTAACGAGTCCCCTGGCTGAGGCTAGAACCGGCACATAAATGCCATTTTGCATATGTTATCCTCCGAGAGACTCGACATAGGTAAGAACATTTTCAACAGAAGCCCCACCCAAATCCCCATAATGGGTAACATTGCGGGACTCTTCAGACCAGGGATACGATGGGAGCGCCTCAATCGCCTTCCGTAGGTCCTTCTCCTTCACGCCAGGAAACTCGCCGGCGATAACATGCAGAAGGCCAAGAATACGAAAGAGAACATTGTCCTTATCGTCCCAAAGATGACCATCAACCTTCGTGGAGGGGGTACCGGCAGGCACATTCTGGAGCAGCACGCGGAGCTTCCGTAGGGTAATATTCCCTAGCCAGAACTCCCGCATGTAATCCACCCCGTACACCTGCATGAGGGTAGCCTCGCAGGCCTCAGCACCGCCGAACCCCCCCACTAGGCCGACGATATTTAGTCTTTTCCCTCAAACATTTCAGTAGTACGCTGTGCGAACTCGTTGAATACTAGGAGGAAATAGGCGGCACGGCCGCCCGCGTCGCAGAACCGCTTGTACTCGTCAGCCCCCATATAGGTTTTCGCAATGTCAACAGGGTTACTGCCAATGTTTTCAAAGGCCTTCAAGGTCTTATCGTCGGCAAGAGAGGGGTCGAGAAAAGTAAACGTTTCACCCTCGAAAGTGAAGGCCACACGATCGGGCGCGACACCGCCGTTAGCTTCCTTCTTCTGGGCAAGAAGAGCATCAAGATTGATAGCAGGCATAGTGCTTTCTCCTATGTGAGAGGTACAGAAATGGTGGTGTGGCAGGACTCAAAGATAAGGTGTGGAAAGGGTGAGAGAGCCTGCCAGTCTCCCACCCCATCCACGATCATGTGTGCTAGCTGATAGCGCCAGGAGTAGCTGTAGTTTCTGCCTTCCAACCTTCCTTGAAGGTCGTCTTGACCGACCAGCCGTCCTTACCCGGGAACGCAGTCCAGGTAACCTCATACACCACAGCATCCTCGGTTGTGTACTTCATAGAGCCACGCTCAGTGATACGGGCATTAGCCAGCACAATACGGCGGGCCTTGTCCTTGTCGACCACATCGAGATACAGAACACAGTTCTTCAGCTCAGGGTGCCCCTGCTCAGTAATAGTTACAGAGCCATCGGCGTTAGTCGTCATTGCCGACGGGTCGACACCGTAGAACAGTGAGTTGGTCTGAAGGTCAGACTGGAGCAGGGTAGCCTTCACGGTAACCTGGCTCTTGGTGATCTCGACACGGACAGGGTTAAGTTCCTGCCATGCCTCAATCTCAGCCTTATCTTCCTCGCGACCGACCTCTACACCGTCCTTGGTGATGTAGCCGAGGGGCTTCTGGATAGCGTCATCGTAGGCGGCGAAACCATCAACGATCGGCTTAGACATATCGTTCTGAATACGGATACCACCAGTGATACCCATACGGATAGCGTCGGCACTGAGGCCTACGCGATGATAGGGAGTTTCAGCCATTGGGCTATTTCCTTTCATGAAAAAACCGCCAACTAGTGGCGGCAATGATTGTTCGAACAAAGTTACGAAAGAAGCGGATCAGCGGAACATAACGCTCGCCTCAGCCCCAACGCAACGCACACGAGGATTCTTATCCGGGCGAGTAGAGAAGAAACCACAATTAGCAGACATGAACGGTGCTGACGGGTCATCAACAGCAGCATCCAGCACCTTCTGCACCTCAACAGCGAGATCATAAGCGGAAGCCCTATTGAACCCAACAACCTCAATATCGGCGTTGAACTCAGCAGAGAGCACATCGCCCTGCCACGCCCGCATCGGGGCGGAAGGCAGATCGTCCACCACTACGCACGGCTGATGCTTAGCGAGATCAGCATCCGGAGGAAGTCCATTACCGATCCACACACCCGGTAGTTTCTCGATCAAATACTGGATGAGACTAGCCAGCATATCGTAGTGTTTCATCGCTTAACCTCCCTCACCGCCCGGCGCAGAGCACGGATACGCTTAGCGTCCTCCGCCCCATACTCTTCCTCCGCACTATCAGAGGTAATGCGTACCCCGTAGCGGCCATTAGGAAGCGTATAAGACTCAGACGAAAAGTGGGCAGTGCCTCCAGCGGCAGCGGTATAGCGGATGGCCTTCTCCTCCACCTTCGCCGCCTGAAGATCAACACCTCGGCGTACCTGGTCGAGCTGCATAACCTCCTGGAACAGCTCGTCACCATCAATAACAGCGTGTCTACCCACTGTGCACCTCCAGGTGGCACTCGACGTGGTCCACGCCATTAAGGCCAGGCCAACGCCTAACCTCGCCATCGACATCCAAGAGCAGACCGTTAGCGCGCACACGGTCGCGGGGGCGAAGATCAATATCCACGCCAGGCTGAGTGAACAACGTATACCCGCTAGTGCTCAGCACGCGTGCACCGTTAGACTCCGCCTCAACACTCGTTGTCGGTTGCAGCTCCACCGGATGCGGCACCGGGATAACTTCTGCACCCTCAGCAGGATCGTAGGAGTATTCATCAGTCCCAGTGCCGTATCCGTAGCGGCCTGCGTCTTTCTTAGCCGGCCTAATGATCTCAATGTGAGTTGCGTAAAACATTAGGCCTCCAGTGGGAGCCGGTAAGGGCCAAGAATAGAGTATTCCTGCCCTGTGGCCGCGATACCGGCACCAGCACCACGCCCATAGCTTTCCGACCGTCCGCCCACCGTCATAGACGAAATACCAGCAGGCGTCATAAGAGCACGCTCTGCCAGAGTCGCCACGACAGAATCAATGGCGGGGCAGTCCTCGAAACCGTGCGTGAACCGTACTTCTACACTGCGAAACTCACGCGGCCACACGCCATGTCGGAGACGAAGGAGCCCCTTCGCAGACCAGGTGTACTGGTTTTCAGGAAGAAGATCTCCGTCAACCTCAACAGTGGCAACACTGAGAACATGCAGTGAAGGAAGCTGAAGAATCTTCAGGCCGTTACCGTCAAGAAGAACCGTATCCTCACGCACCGGCGCGATATGCCATCCACAATACTGTTCCACGAACGAGCGTGCAGCAGCGATACACGCATCAGCGGCATCACCACCGTTAGCGAGACGCGGCGAAATGTTTTTAGGCTCCACTGCCCTTTACCGCCTTATTACGTGCTGTACGGGCGCGGTTCTGTGGCTTCTGAGCCGCCTTAGCTGAAGCAAGCTCTAACCCGAGTGCCTTAGCTGTCTCTTCCTCATACTGCATCGTATGGGGTAAACCAGCGATCCACACCGTGTACTCTCTCATCATTAGGCACCAGCCGCATCCGAAAGAGTGACCTTAGCGAACGCCTGCGGGACACGGACAGCAAGGGCAATACGTTCTTCAGCCCGAACAGTCATCATATTGTGAAGGAAGTCATTCCCGGCAGTGTCGAACGCCACGGACACGCCGCCCTTACGGTACACAGTGCCGCCCATACGGAAGGAACCGACCAGAGCAGTACCCTTAGCGATAGCCGGGGTAATGATGGTCTTAAGACCCCACAGGTTAGGCTGAGACACAACACCGTCAATACCGTAGGCACCGGTAAAGAAACCACCACCGTAGTACTGATTATTAGCGTCCTTGGACAAGCGGAACGCCTCATAGTCAGCAGGGTTCAGCACAATACCGTCAGCTACAAGATCGGTAGCAGTAGAAATAGCGGTAGTAGCCTTGTAGACCACATCAGCGTTCTCGGCCTTCTTAGTCGCGGTGAGAGTCTGCACACCCTCACGGTTCAGAAGTCCCTTAATACCGCCAGCAGCGCCGGTACCAGCGAGAAGATCTTTCTCTTCGGCAACCATCAGCTCGTAGACCAGACGGTTATTAATCTCATCCATAAGGCCGGGGTAATCGGTGCGGAACTCTTCAGACACCTTAATCCAGCCAGCCAGCTTGGCCAGTGATTCGGTAACCGGCTTAGGGGTAGCAAAACCCAGCTGAGGTTTAGCAGCACCCTCAGCGACCCAACCGAAGTCGCCGGTCTTAGCACCCTCTACCAGGTAGCTGATAGCAGCACCAGCGATAGTGGAGGCGGACAGAAGATCAGCCACAACCGGGCGTTCGCGCTTGCCGATAACCAGCTGAGAATCATACTGTGTAGCGAACGGCTGCAACTCGGCACTCGTCAAAATCTCATTGGCCTTAAACTCGGGAGCGTACAGAACGCGCCCATCCTTCAGTTCTGCCAGCTGGTCCTTCACCGCATCCACGGCGAACTCGCCAAGGCTCTTAGCCTGAACAGCAGCTTCCTTTTCCATAGGCACAGTTAGTCCCTTCAGGAGAGCCTGCCCGCTGGCGCGCTTCTCCATATCCTTCTTGAGGCCCTCAGCCTCAGCACAAACAGTATTAAAGGCCTCGATCTCCTCGGTAGAGTTCAAGCCCTTTTCTTCCAGCTCGGAGGCCTCCTTTAGCTTGGCCTCGAACATCTCTTTAATATCCATGCGGATACTCCTTTCAGTTCTTCAGTGCGGCGATTCTCAATGCCGCATAGAGACCAACGGAAGGCACGAGGGTGTTTGCGCTGGCCTTACTAGCAGGATCATCTTCCTCTAGCGGCGGACGCTCCACATTGGCACTCTTCTCGTCGTCTGGTACATCCCCGTCCGGGGTATCGCCCGGCACCTCGGGCGGCGCAAGATACCCATCGATAGCCTCGACGGCCTCCATGAGCTCTTCGCGCAAGTCTTGTAGACGCTGTTCAGAAAGATCACCGGCGGCCTTAACAGCGGCAACCGCACGATTCTTCACAGCAATAATCTCTGTCTCCGGATTAGCCCCCACCGTGACAATAGACACCTCGTACAGCTCCAGATCCTTAAGCTGGGTCACATCACCGTCGCGGTCATAATCCACAACATTAAACGCGAATGACAGGTCGCGGACTCGGCGCCCCTTACACAGCTTGTACACCTGGCGAGCTTTCGGATTATCCTCTAAATCAAAACGAGCACGAACAAGAAGTCCGCGCTCATCTTCCTTCGCCTCGGTAACCCAGCCGATGTTAGACATGGGGTCATCCATATCATGCCCCCACAGAAGGGGAATATAGTCTCCCGACGATTTCCACTGCTCCAGAGTGCGCTCAAACGCACCCTTCACCACAACATCGCCATACGAGTCAACATTGCCGAAGATAGAGGCGTACGCCAGAATCTCCCCTTCGTCGAGCCGGTCATCAACACCGGCCTGCTTAATCTTTGCTTGCCAGCATTTAGACCGCATCACTCACTCCTTCATCTGTAGGTGCGAAATCATCAGCTGTACCCATGTTCAATGGGATGTATAGTTCATCGCCGTTATCGATATTCGGAAGGTTCTGCAAAGACCGAGCCTCGTTAACCGTCATAAACGGGCGACCGACAGCAGACTGGAGAACACGCGCCTGCTCCTCAAACGAACCGCGCAACTTCTCCTGAAGATTGAACTCCACATACACATCGCCGCCAGGGGCAACGAGAGGAACAACAACCTGATTGAGTTTCGACTCAATCTGTTTCAGAATCGGCGCCAACGTATCCCCATACAGCATCCGCCGAAACTCGCGAACATTAGAGTAATTAGCACCGTCGTTCTGACCTAGCATCGTGGGGTTGACATGGTAGACGGCCGCAACAGTCTGTAACGCCAGCTTTGAAGCCTCCACGAACTCTTCCTCATGACTGGAGAACCCCATCTTCTCCAGCTTCATCCCATCTTCAAGGACAGGGACACCGCCAGCTTCAGCACCCCTCCCCGTGTAGGCGCCCTTAAACGATGCGGCGAACCGCTCCTTCTGCTCATTCGTCCATGTAGCGCCAGCAGGACGGCTAATATAAGCATTCAACCTTGGATTATTCGTCCAAATCTGGGTTCTATACACGCTAGCCTGAATCTGCTCCCACAGAATCTTCCGAAGCGCATTAACAGGAGAATCCCCCGTCAACGGATTAGCAGGATTCCAGCCATGCAGGTAAACAGCGTTCTCGGCCTTCACCTCGACAGGCTGCCCCATACCCGGACGCTGAATCAGAAACGCATCGATCTTAAACGGGTTATCCTTCGACACCACTTTTGACTGTAGCCACGACGGAGGGACACGGTACATCTCCCAGCGTGCATCAGCGCCCCGACCCGTAGGAAGAACAATTAGCAGCGCTTCGTCGTAGAGAGCAAGGTCAGCTACCGCCCCGTTCATCAACTCGTACATCGTTTCGGCGCTGTTCGGCTCTTTCACCATCCGCGCCAGCTCAGTATCGCGGAGCCGGATACGTGAACCATCATCGGCACGCTCCAAAACGTGGATAGATACCGAAGCAACAGAGCGGGAAAGGAAACCGACAACCATCCGAAGATACGGTTGCTCTTTCCAGAACCGCTCAACAGACATACCCATAACCTCGCCCTGCGCGAAATCAAGGACAGGCTGGACAACAACATCAAACGAGGGGATTTTTGGCGGGCGTAAACCCAGAAAAGACAGAACGCCCATCAGCACATCACCACTCCACTATCTTCGTACGCAGAAATAAAAACTTCAGGCTTAGGCCTACCTAACAGCCACACAGCAGCATTAGCCGCTACCAGGGGGCAACATCAACCGGAGTGTTCTTCCGGTCCCACACCCACGCATCACCTACCGGCTTCACACGGGCGACGCTAGCGGCAGCGTCCAAAACAGGCTGGGAACGATGCTTAACCTCGCCAGCAGCTACAAGGTCATAGAACAGAGAGCAGCCCTTAGAGAGCTCGCTAGACTGCCACGGCACCACATCGATACCGCACTCCTGCAAATCATCCGCTACAACGCTCACCGGTGCCCCACGCCCCTGCAAAGCAATCCGCCCCGGAAACCATCCACGCTCAGGCGATAGAAGCCACTGAGGAAGCCAACGTGACCCAGCACGCTGTGCTACCACCTCGACCCCGATCTTCCCGTCCTCAGTCTCATACGCGACCGCCACATAGAGTTTCGATCGGTCGTACGACATATCGCACCCTACAGCCACCCTGGCTCCAGGGGAAGGCTCGCAACCGTCATCTAACGACCGCTCCCACGCCCCCTCCGGGAACACGCCATGCTCGACAGCCTCCACCCACTGGCACAGGTGCTCAGTCTTAAACCCCTCAACAGTAGAAGAAGAAAAACTACCCCTAAGCGTACGCAACTCAATTGTGTGCCCCAACGACGGATTAGCCAGCCCCCACAACGACTCGTCCGAAGGATCAGCAGCATCAGGAACAGACCACTCAAACAACGCCAACGACGACTCCCGATCATTCGTGTTAATCGCATCAATGCCCTGTTTCCGCAACTGACGCAACACCACAGAATACTTATCCCCCGCATTCGACGTACACACAATCTGCCCGCGAGGACGAGCAGTAGTAGCCGGAGTAATAGCGTCATACGCCTCAAAAGACTGATGCTGCCGCAACTCGTCAATAATCACAAGATCACGCGTCAAAGAACGTCCACCGCCACGATTAGCAGACTGCACATCCCACACCCGCTCCTCCCGCTCCTCCTTCACAGAAGAACCAGGCTTAACAGGATTAAGAAACACCTTCCGCTTACCGTTCGTCCGCATATACTGGCGCAACTCCCGGCGCAGCGCAGGAACAGCCTCAATCTCATCCACACCCTCAGCAAGAGTGTTCTCCGCGTACTCCAACGTGTGGGCAGTAGACGTCACGCCGATAGCCCCATCCATGAACAAGCGCCACAAAGCGAGACCAATAAGCCACTTTGTTTTGCCGTTCTGCCGGGCAACCAAAATAACAAGAGTCTGAAACCTATAGCGGTTACCACCAGGCAGAAGTTCCAACGCATGAATATACAGCCAACGCTGCCACGGCAGCAGCGACCAGCCGCAAATATTCTCCAAGAAATCGCAGCACTCAAACCCCAACGACGTCTCAGGAGTCAGCTCACGCAACGGGGCAGGGAACAGACGCGGAACCTCAGACCCCACCACATCATCACGCACGGCGCGCCCTCATCTCCGCCAACTCATCCCGAACCTCAACACGACGATCAGAAACAAGCGCAGAACGAGAATCAAGAGTCAAACCAAGCGACTTCAACCCCGATAAAAACAAACCCCCAACATACGACACCTTCCCACCCGGATCTTCATCCAACAGACGCGCATACACACGGCACAACTCAACAGCCGCCAAATCAGACTCACACAACCAATCAGCAGCAGCCAAAGCCGCCTCAAACTGCCCCAAAACACTACTATCGGCAGACATCAAAACTCCTACACAAACGAAAATAGATACACACTAAACCCCACAACACCGCACACAAACACCACAAAAAACAACCCCCCCCTACCGCCACGGGGGTAAAGAACAGCTAACCGGCGCGAATGGGGCCGTTTATGGGGTTTTGGTGATTTTGGGGCCCCTCCTGTTTTGTGTGTTGTGTTGGTGGTGTGTGGTTACCATGTGCGGCTGTTTGTTCCGAGGCTGGTTGGTGTTTTGTTTGATCGTTGTATGTTGCAGCTTCGGTGTGCTGGGCGGAAGTTGGTGGGGTCTTCGAGTAGGTGGGGGTGGGTGCTGTAGGGGAGCATGTGGTCGATGGTGAATGATTGTTGGTGTGTGGGTGGGAGGTTGTAGTTGATGGGTTGTCCGCATAGCCAGCATGGTGTGTTGTTTTGTTGGCATTGGTGCTTGTATTGTTTTCGGATTGTTTGCATTCGGCGGGTGTTGGGTCGTTTTCCCATCTGTTTTGCCTGTGGCGGTTGTGGGTATGAGTAAACCCCCGCGGGATTTCCCCTTTGGGGGTTTCTTCTCTGGAGTTGGTGGCGGTCGTTTTGTTCACTTCCGCCTTGCGGCTTTAGCCTATCATAAAGGTGGCTCACTCATGTCAAGTATGTGGGGTGTAGTAAGAGTTAGTTCTGATCCAGTCTGATAGTTCCGGGACGCTGATAGTGTGGTTGGCCACATCGACGAGTAGGTTGGCGTAGAGCTCAGGCGGTATCTGGTGGAGGCGGATGTTAGTACCGGCGACGTAGGCTTCGAGACTGAGCATTGCGGTTCGTTTATTGCCGTCGATGAAGGCGTGCGCTTGGCAGAGAGCACCCACTAGCGCAGCTGCACGATCATAGACCGTTGGGAAGACTGCTACACCACAGTACCCATGAAGAGGTCTAGCTAGTGCTGACTCCAGCTTGCCGCGGTCGAGCAGGGTGCCGGTGCGGCCTAGCAAAAGCTCATTCATGAGGATTACATCCTCGGGGGCGATAGCGTAGTGCACCTGGCTTATCGGTCTTTCAACAGTTCTAGTGCTGGCCCCAGTCTGCCGACTGCTGCCAGCGCTGCGCGGAAGTGTTCGCCAGGCGCTGCTGTAGGTGCGAGAATAGGGGCAGCAGGGCGCCTATCAGCGGGGAGCGAACTGTAATACTTTATCTCAGTCAACTCATCGAGGGGTACATTGCTGCTGTCGTCCGGCATGCAGCCGATGCGGGCAGTCTTCCACGGTTTCTCAGAGTGCGCTAGTTCGGACAGGGCTTTCCCTGTCATGGTGCCGTAGTGGTCGAGAACCGACTCGATGATCTTCTTCTCATTGTCTGTGAGCTGGCTACAGTCTCCAGGGAGGTGCTCGTTCTGCCACACAGTCGGGATTACTGGGCCCATCTTCCAGGCGTAGAACTTCTCCCCGGTGAGGGGTTCGCCAGACCAGACAAGAGCCCACACATGGCTGTAGTAGAGGAGCTTTTGGAGCTTCACTTTGCCCATGTTGCTAGTGTGTGCGCGGATGTAGTCAATGACTGCGCCGATTGTTGCCACAGGCTCCTCCTTCCCCGACTGTGTTGTGTGGGGCTTTTGCGCCCTCACATGCTTCTTTATTGTACCATCGGTAAAATTGCCGGGGTATTTCACGCGGCTTTAGTGATGCGGTATCCGGCTGACTCTAGTGCCTCCTGGAGGGCCTGCTGAGCGAGAAGTTGTTCCGGGTTGTCTCGTGTGGCAGCAAAGAGAAGATTGCGGGCGATGGCCGATACTGGCTTGTTACCTGCGAGTTCTGCGAGACGGCTGTACTCATCATCTGTGAGCCGAATCTGGAGAGTCTTCACGCGACCTTGCGGGGTGTTGTGGCTGATGATGGTGTCGGGGCGGCGGATGATGTCGTTTTCTGCGTCTTCTGTTTCTTCGATTGCGGTACGGAGTTCCTCGGGGATCATTGGTTCTCTTCCTTGTAGATTCGCTGGTCGCGGCTGTCGGATTTCCAGCAGTTGACGCCGTAGGTGGTGCCGTTGCTTTCAACTGTGATGACGGTGAGGATACGGCCGGCTGATGGTGAGTAGCCGATGGTGCGGGTGCTCACGCCGCTTTTGCTTGTTGGGTCAGGGTTGAGGATAGCGCGGTTGGGGTCGGTGAGGGCTTCTTCGGCTTGGGCGACGGTGACACTATGCTTGGCAATGTAGTGTGCGCGGTGTTCCCAATTGGTCATACACTAATTGTATTACACTTGTATTTCATTATCAAGCGTTACAACCACGCAATCTCTCCCTCAATTTCTCCACAACATCACCCATGAGCCAGTAGCTCCTCCCCCCATAATCTACTGAGCTAATCTCCTTTAGCCACCTATTCTGCGTACTCTTCGACACACCACGCTCAGTCAGGTAATTACGGAGTTCTTTACGGGTGAAGTACTCACGATCGAGACGTTCAACACATGCAGACCTGAGGACGACAGCATCTAAGACAGCACCACACACAGGTGATTTCCCCGCGATTATGGCAGCTATAGATCGTCTCACCACACTCCGGGCAGACTCCGATAAAGTCTGGGTACTTCGGCCTGTCGACGATGAGGACGATGCGACGCGCCCACCCCGCAATGTCGTCTGCTAGCTTTGACGCGTCCTGAAAGGCTGCCACAGTCATGTAGTTTTCTTGCAGCCAGTGGAGGCAGTCTACTATCGCCAAGTTGCTTGTGAGATGCGTGATGTAGCCCAACGTTTCGCAGATACCTGGTAGGGCTGCTGCGAGCTCATGCTGGAGGTTGCTTGCTTTCACACTGAATGGGAGTGGTGTTTCGGCACTGTTCCTACCCTGGCCATGGTAGCGAGTCTGCCGGGTCAGAACGTTATCTAGGTCGTGTATGTGCTCCAAGAGTGTAGCCAGGTCTTTGAGTAGGTACTCTCTCTGCTGTTTATCCAGGTAGTAGTCCTCTGGCATGATTGTCTCCTAGGCGGGGATAACGTAGCCGTAGTTGCTTGTGCGAAAGTTACGCCACGCTTGCGACGGGGTAGGGCCACGCTGATTCTGATACTTGGAGGAAAGGCACTCATCGCCGTAGGGATGTTTTACGGGGCTGTATAGCTGGGAGAAGCACACCTGCCCTATCCTCATCCCCGGATAGAGTTTGATGGGGAGGTTGGACACGTTGGAGAGCTCCAGGGTGATTTGTCCGGAGAAGCCGGGGTCGATGAAGCCTGCTGTGGAGTGATTCATTAGCCCGAGGCGACCGAGTGAGCTTTTCCCCTCTAGGCGTGCTGCAACGGTATCTGGGAGTGTGATTGTCTCTTTTGTGGAGGCTAGGGCGAACTCTCCGGGGTGCAGGATGAAGCACCCGAATGATGATAGTTCTACAAGTGTGGTGAGCTCGTCTTGCTGCTGTGCGGGGTCGATGTGGGTGTATCGATGGGAGTTGAAGATACGGAACTGTCGTCCAAGTCTCACGTCGATGCTGGACGGTTGGAGGAGGCTACGGTTGTAGGGGGTTATGTTGATTTCTCCGGCGTCGATGAAGTTCTCTATATCAGTGTCTGAGAGCAGCATTACTGTTCCCTTCCCTTGAGCATGTTGATCTCTTTGCGGAGTGATTCGATCTGCGCGATATAGTCTGCTCGTTCCTTCCACCACTCCTCCTCGCGCTCCATGTACTGGAAGATTGTGGAGATGCACATTGCTGAGGTTTCGAGAGTGGAGACAGCTAGCCAGGTGCCATCATGTTCGACGGCGACGAAGTTAGCGCATGTCCCGTAGTGCTCCTCCATTTCGCTTAGCTGTGTGGCGGCGGTTTCGATGGTGTTGTCCTCGCCCCATAACCAGGTTGCTTCGCTGGAGTGGGCTAGACATTCATCGCGGAGATTGTAGGGGACTTCCTCGTCTTTCCACGTTTCGTTTTGTGTCAGGTAGCCCATGACCGTGTGGTAGGCGTCGATGTTCTTGATCATTGTTTTTTCTCCTCCAGGAGTTCGCACATGTGTTCGAGTTCCATTACTGCGAGCCATTTGGCAGGTTTCCCACCGTAGCCGCGCAGTTTCCAGACGAGGATGCCGCGCTGGTAGCGGGAATGCTCCACCTGGCTATCCAGCTGAACGAGCCAGTCCCGCCAGAGGGGGCGTGCAACGTCTTTTACTTGCCAGGTGGTGTTGAGGGCGTGAATGTCGCCTTCATCCTCACGCCTACCCGGCCTGGTGCGCCGGGCGGTGGGGTCGTGCTGCTGGAGGATAGCTAGCACGGAACGCTCCGCCCGGTCACCCTTAGCCTTATTCGGATTTGCCATTATCACTCTCAAAGAGCGATACATCGTGCAGACCGGATAGCTTGAGTATGTGGGTTTGAGCCGCGCTGAGATTATCTAACGCCTTATCAACGAGAGCATAGGCTTCGTCAGCTAGGGCGCGTTCCTGCTGTTCTGGCAGACTAGTAGCGGTGTCCTTTATGTTTGAGGCCAATTCATCTAGGCAGAGACGCATTCCTATGAAACCGAAAAACGCATTTCTGATATATGAATCCAATTCCTTATCCATGTTTCTTCCTTAATGTTCTTCCACTTGGTGGTAGTCGAAATCTGACTGTGTGAATTGGTCGATGTCGTCGGCATCCATCGGGTACGGGCGCCATTTCTTGATGGGGTACCAGGCGCCGTCCGCACCTTTCTTGAAGCCGGGGCAGGTGTCGTTCATGAGTCGTGTACCGATCGGCTGCTTCTTGAGTAGCTCATTCGTTACCAAGAGGTTCTCCTAGCTCGCTCAGTCGGCACTGGAGTAATGCTTTTTGATTCGTGAAGTCGTTGATCACACGGTCGAGCTCGTTTATTTTTCCTCGTAGCGCCCACGGCAGGCTCGCCCCATTCCTAGGCTCAACGGCGACGGAGGCGCGCTGCTTATTCACGTAGCCGCCGATCACGTCCCACCGTTTATCACTGTGCCGGTAGTCGATCGTGACGGTCATTCCGCAACCTCCAGTTGTTCGAGGAGTAGGCAAATGACCTGGAGTCCATCCTGGTAGTACCGAACTTCGCGCTGGAATGCCGAGAGCTTATCCAGGAGCGAGTTCTTGCACTGGTAGCCATGAGGAACATCAATGCTGATAGTTCGCCCGTCCACAGACGCATAGACGACATCGTGGCCACAGTGATGGTCGATAGTAGTGACACTTTCATTGCTCTGTAATCTCCTTGAGGCGCTGCTGGAGGACACATATGTCTGATGCGTACTGGCGGACGAGGTTAGCGCGGATAGTAATCTCCCGTGCCACCGTCGTTGCATCGTCAGGTGATTCGAGAAGGCAGACGCTTGCTCTTTGCCCGTCCACTTTGCCGGAGAGGATGTAGCAGCTTCCAAGGTTTTCTGTGCTGGTCATGGTTTCTCCTTAGAATGGTGGTTGATCGATGCTGCCGAAGTCTTGGGAGGGCTGACTGCCCCACACGTCGTTGCTCTGTTGGGCGGTGTCTTGCGGTTTGGCGATGAGCTTCACAACATTGGCGCGCAGTTTGATAGTGGAGCGCTTATTTCCGTTTTTGTCTTGCCATTGATCGGTGTAGGGGGTGCCTGACACGTAGAGTTCGTCGCCCTTGTTGCAGGAATTGTTCACAATTTCTGCTTGGGTCCCCCACAGATTCGCATCTATAAACAGTGTTGCTACTTTTTGCCAGTTTCCCGACTCGTCTTTTCGGGAGTTAGAGGCGGCGAGCCCGAGCGTCGCGACGGCCTTCCCGGACTGGGTGAAGTGGAGTTCTGGATCGCGGGTCAAGCGGAAGATTCCGGCGATTTGTGGAATTGTCATTGCTGTGTCCTTTCAGTATGTGGCCGTATTGCGGCCTATTTTCAACGCTAAGCATCCAACATAGCCATGCTGGTGTCATTGCCTAGCCATCATTTTCCTGTTGCTTATTTTGGCTCTCAGCCAGTTTTTCGCGGAAACGTCGATTAACCCCCTCCCAATCGTCAGAATCCACATCCCACGGAGCCACCCACGCCTTGAACGCGTCAGCGGTCTGCCACGAGACCAGCGATGTAGTCCATTCGCGGAGAACACCCAGCTTGCGGGCGTGATCTTCCATGTACTTCGTCCACTCAGGCCACATCCGAGGGCAACGATGCGTGCGCTGAGCCCACTTGAAAACACTCCGGTAGTAGCGGCGGTCTTGCTCGTCTGTGTCACGGCTCGCAGACATTGTTTCCGCAGGTCGGAGCGACTTAGACGCCTTAATGATCGCACTCGCAGTGATGGTCTCGCCTGACTCGGCAAGAAGCTTCACCGACTCTTCGACCGTCTGAGCATCTAGCCCGGCGCCCAGGAACGTTTCCTCCCAAGCTTCCGTGATCACTACCAGCTCATCAGCATCGAAAAGGCGCTGGCCACGCAGGCGTTTGCTCTTCTCAACAGCGCTTTTAGCGGCGATAAAGAGACTCATGACTACGCGCCCCAGTCCCAGTCATCGTCGTCATCGTCCTCGTCATCCTCCTCGATGCAGGTGGAGGTGATGGCGGGCATAGACGCATCATCGACAACTGGGTTGAGCTGCGCTTTCTCCCGCATATGCTGCTCACGGAGCATCTGCACCCGAGTCTCATAGAACTCATGTTTGGAGGGCACTGAGGTGGTGTCGTAATCGTCGTCTAGCTGCTGATTCAGCCACGTGGAGGGGTGCGGCCAGTACTCCGGCTCACGCCCCGTACGTATCCATTCAGCCTGCGCTTTCATGAGCTGCGAGCAGATGAACTCCATGCTGTGGGTGCGTCGTTGCTTCTCAAAGCTCTTCCTGGCCTGCTGTTTTCCGCGCTTACGCCCAACCAACGCCCAGAACTTCTCGAACTCCGCGTCCAATTGGCGCTTAGATGGCTTCCATCGTCCTTGCTGGCGACCCTTAGGGTCGCTCTCATTGACGGGTTGAAGAGCTCCTCGGTTTGTGTTTGTCGGCGTACCCGCTTGCGGGTCGCCTAACGGAACCAGTGCCGCGCCTTCCGCCGAGCTTTCGCGCAAAGGGGGTAGGGGGTTACTTATGGACGGTTCTATGGATGGTTCTAGGACGGTTCTTAGGACACCAGTGTCCGGTCTCAATGTCGCAGATGTCCGGCCTCGATGGACACCAGTGTCCAGCCTGGACAAATTGTCCGGCCTCAAATCTGTTGCAGATGTCCGGCCTCGACCAGAGTTATTCGCAGGCTCATCGCCGCCCAAATCGACGTCATAAACGACCGGACGATAGCCACCACGGAAGTGCGAAACCAACCTCTGATCGCCACGGCGAATAATCCCCGATTCCTCCAACTCTGAGAGTTGGCGGCGGATAGTACGCGAAGAACAGCAGCAATACTCGGCCAGAGTTTCCTGCGATGGCCATGCAGACTGGCCGCGCTTATCGGCATGATTAGCTACAGCGATAAGTACCAACCTCTGCATAGGCGTTGCTACCCGCTGGGTGCTCAGCGCCCACGAAACAGCCTCGATACTCATTCTTCGCACACCTCCCTAACGTTCTCCTCCGTATCCCGAAGTAGCCATCCTTTTAGGTAAGACTCACTCGGGCGTGAATGGATATAGTGATGACAGTACGTGCATACATACAAACAATTTTTCACAGTTCCAATACCCCGCCGCGTACCCCCCATCTTCCGCGGCAAACGATGATGAAACTCGCCAAACGGAGTAGACCTACCACACACCTCGCAGTAGCCGTTAGAGCGTTCCAGAACCACGCCACGCACCTCATCAGAGAACTCAGCGCTCACGGCACACCCCACTACTGCTACACTGGAGAAAGAACAGACAACGTACTTGAAAGACGCCACCAGACATGCCGACCAATACAACACGATGGGATGCCTTCCGCGTCGGAGTACTCTCACTCTTCGACCTCAAAGGCGCATGGACACAGACAGCAGCCAAGGAGCTATTCCCAGCCCCCAAGAAGAGCCCAACACTCAACGAAACACTCTTGAGGGCGTCAATCTGGATGAACTCGCCAACGACCCCGTAGCGCTCACACAGATACAGGCCTACCTCCAGCAAAACAATATCCATCTGCCCGTGATGACGCCGGACGAAGCCGCAATGCGCATCATGAGAGAAGAGACGCCAGAGCTCTACACCGCCTACATCAAGGCGATAGAAAGTTCCGTAAAAGCCAGCTATATCGAGCAAACCTACCCCTACACGGAACCTGCCAAGACCATCAAATCTGGCCGCACATTCGGCATACTCGCCGTCATCTGCGCGTTCATACTGTGCGGGTACGCTCTGTACCTTGATAAAACATGGTTTGCGGGGATTATCGCAGGCATAGACCTTGTCAGCCTCGCCGCTATCTTCTCCAACCCCACGGACAAGAAGAGAATCTAAAGCACTCACTTACTCCACCACCCCTATAGCCCCATAGGCCGTCGACACGGACTTGCCGATCGTCTGCACGCCCATAATCTGGATCTTCAGCATGTCCAGGCGAGACCGCGCATACTTATACGCCCTATCCGCCACATCGCAGGCCTCACGATCGTGTACAGTAGCCAACGCCACCAGCGCCTCACGATCCTTCACGGAGCCTTTACCAACCGTCTCAACAAACGCTGAGGCCTCAGCAAAATCTAGCGCACGCTTAGCATCCAAGAATCGCCCGTACGCCTCATCCTGCGTGGCAGTAGCCTCAGAAAGGTGATTCAGAAGTCTGCGGAGCCGCTGCTCCACCATCACCGGCGTGTACTCAAGCTCACTCATGCTTTGAGCGCCTCCCCACGCTGCCTGAATGCCTCAGAAACACTCTCAGAGCGTGCCAACCCATTCCCAGCGGCATGGTTCCACAGCTTCGTCAAAGCGTCCTTATCGGTGGTCTCAGCGATCGACTTCAGCAGCTCACGCTCAGCCACCTCACGCCGCTGTACCTTCTCCATCTCCTCACGAGAAGCCCGTTTATTACCCGAATAGCCAGCATTAGCAAGGGCGCGTCCAAGAGCTGAAGTTTCCGTATTCTCGCAGGCAGCAACATTATTAGCCACACCTCCCTGCATGTCTATCTCACAGGCAGTGCCAGTTGACCACAGCAAACCGTTCTTTCGATCCTCTGGAGACCTGTAGAGCTTGCAGTGGAATACCCAGCGGATAGGCTCAGATGCAGGGCAATCGATCGAGTTAAGCATGATCGTTTCCACCACCATAGTGGGGTTATCTTTACGTGCTGCACGATGCCGCTCATCGACAGTTGCATAGTCGTTAGGGTTGAACTGCATCAGTTGTCCCCTTTCAGGGTGAAGCGAATCCGCGTAGATACAGTCTCGCTGCTGTACTTCTTGAACAGATCAGGGTGCTCAAACTTGAGCTTGTTAGTATCAAACCGCGTAGTCTTACGCTCACTACACGACACGCTCCCCCACTCGCCAGACACTTTCTCTCCTGGACGAATAAGCGGCTTAACAAGCTCAATAGCCTCAGCCCGCAACTCCTTCGCCCGCGCCTCATACTGCCTAGCCATCCGCATAAACGTAATCGCCTTCATCGTGATAATCGTCGGTAAAGTCTCGGGAAAGTCCTTAACCTCGTACATAATGTCGAGTAGACGCTCGCAGGCATACCAGTCACGCTCAACAGTGATATAAAAGAAATCCCCAGGCATAAACAGCAGCTCAGGGTCACGGACCTCTTCATCGCCGATGTAGAACTTCCTAAACCGACGCTCATGCTCCTCGACAAGGCGATAATCAACAAGAGGAGAAAGCTCACGCACATTCCAGGCGAACACACACTCGTCCAGATCACAGGTCAGCATCTGCTACTGACACTGGTAGAAGTAGTGGGGAATCCTGCACTCCTTGAACCGATCAAGCATAGGCATGGACTCGTCATGCAGAGATTCCCAACGATCCCCGGTGGTCTTACACTCCACCACAGCACCATCCATAAAACCGTCCGGAGTAGAGAGACAGAATGAGTCCTCATCCCACGCCACGATATGAGAATTAGCAACGATAGTGGCGTTATCCAGCTCCATACGGAGCCAATCCAGAATGCGGGGCTCCATAATGTTCCCCCACTCCATGAAGGGATTAGACGGCACCGAATAGCCACGTTGCTTCCGCTCAACGATCCCAGCCACACTCGCCTTACCAGCCGCAATCTGACCCACCTCAGTAGCAGTCAAACCATTACGGCGAATCTCCAGCCAACGCTCCCTGTGCGTCTCGCGATCGGAATCTTTGATAATCATTCTTCAAACTCCAAGTCTTTAAACCAGTCGTAAAGGTCAATTTCTGGGGTGTCCTCGTCCTCGTCATCGACCTCGAACACCCACCTGGGGACGTCACGCATCAATGCCCGCCACCATCGCCAAATAATGATGAGTAAAGGAACTCGGGCGCGTAGCCGATGTAATCCACACGCCAGCCCTCGGCACGCACACTTCCCGAACATGCGGCACACCATCCTCATCAAACTCAAAACAATCCATCGCACACTCACGCATCACAGGACACCCCCTACAGGCCTCAGCGATAGCCTTACGGCGGTACCGATTCCCGATACGCTCCAGTTCTTCGCAGAAATGTTTGTTACCAGCGCACTTGGCGTGCTCATGCCATGAGATATTCACTAGTGTTCACACCACCTTGTTTCGTCACAGTGACACATGTAGACAGCAGCCGGGCGACGATGCCCTGTACAAGATCAGCGACCCCGCACACTGCACCCCCAACGGCCATAACAAGTAAAAATCCGAGAGCAGAAGCGGCCACTATTTCACCCCCATGTAGTTCTCAAACCAGGCGCGGACGTCACTCTTCGCATACATGGTGATAGGACCATGCAGCCCATACTCGTCCCGGTTCACTGCCCGTAGCTCGCCTCGCAGCGTCGCCCTTTTTACCGTGTCCCGCGACATTTGGTAGCCGAACTCATCACCGATTAGGTTTGCGGGGCCATCATAGGTGTACACGTACGGTGCAGAATCGCTACTCATTGTTCGCGCCCCCACACATGTGAAGGCAGGCCCTCAGCAAGACGGTCTAGCCCCTTCGGGGTCACCCGCACAGTAGGTGCAGGAACAAACGACTCACCATTAGGCCGCCACCGCGGCATATTCACCTTCACCGCCAAGTAGCCGCGTTTAACCGCATACTGTAGGGGCTCCCAATAGCCGTGGCAGTGCGTCACCCAGCCAAGCTCCTCCATTTCCTTAAAGAGGCGGTTGCGGCCGATGTCTGCCCCCGCTCGGGACGCCAGCGCTTTAGCAGCATCCGCCACCGACATATCACCGGAAGACCCGCAGAACGTCTCCCACGCCCCCGCTTTAGGGGTAAGCTCCTTCACCTTCGCCTGCTCATCCTTCAGCTGGTTAGCCAGGCTAATAATCGTGTCCGGGTTAAGGAGAACTTCCTCAATCTTCTCCGGAGTCAGATACCCACCATGCTTACGGATGGAGGGGAGTACCTCATCGAACACCCAGCGCTCAAACTTGTCAGCATCCGGAAGTTTCGAGTTAGCGATAAGCCGGTAGAGGTCACCCTCAGCGATAAACCGTGCTTGCTGCATTCCGCCTGCTGTTTGAAGGGGGTAGCGTTTCGCGACCCCCTTACAATGCTTAGAGAGTGCGTCATTTGTATTTGCGTACCCGAGTGCGGTGGCAACATCCTTGCCACAGAACATGGGCGTACCGTCATGCTCGCACACGATACGAATCGCGTTGCCCTGGAAGTCGTACTGTGCGACTTCTTCCCTAGACTGATCAGTCATGATAGAATCTCCTTATCTTCTAAGAGGATTTGATTTTCTGGGTGCCCCTGGTCGCTGCCGGGGGCACCTTTTTTATGCGGCATCATCAACACACATACTTTCGATGGCAATGCCGGTTAGCGCGTGCAGCTCATAGAGCGTGAGAACATCTGGAAGTGTTTTTCCTGAGCGCCAATTCTTTACGGTTGTCCCGGTGCGGTTAAGGAAAGTCACCCCAAGATGGTTGTCTGACCTCGCCCCAGTGATTTCTTTTGCCTTGTCAAGAACGATCGGATCAAGCTTCATGCCTTCACCTCCTAAGCTTCTATTTTCTATGTCTAGCAATATGATACTAATGCTAGCGATAAAATGCAATAGTTTTCCAAATATCTTTAAAATCACTGGTCAAGGTAAGAAATTTATTGCTAATTATGTTTTCGTGAGATACAATGAACGCATGGATCACAAAGAATGGCTAGAAAAAATAACGGGCGACTCAGTAAACGCCATCGCCAAAAGAATCGAGGTAAAGCAACGTACTCTAGCCGCCCAGTTGGACCGCGATGACTTGCCGCCTGAGAATGTCATCAAAATTGCAGAACACTACGGGATTCACCCCGTGGGGGCGCTGGTGGAAACCGGATATTTAGACGAAAAATGGGCAAGCCAAATCGACCCATTCCTAGCTGTCAGAAAGCTCACCGACGAGCAGATACTCGAAGAGATTTTGCGCCGCATGAAGCTTCCCGGCGACCACCGAGAATTCACCACCCCGGTGGATGAGCTCATCGAAGAGCGTGGGAATGTTACACACATGCGCCATACTGATGTTCTAGCCCCACTCCCCGACCTAGAAAACCTCGACTACGTCGCCCAACACGACACCAATCAGCCCACCAATGATGAGTACGCAGAACACCACAACGAGCCTTAAACGCTACGCAGAAAGCCAAGGCGTAGAAGTTATTGAGCGTCATCTCCCCACCACCTGGCCGCACGCCCTCTACATCCCCGAACTCAACACCATCTACCTAGAAGCACGGCAACCGCACTGCTACAAGCGCGCAAACCTCGCCCACGAACTCGGCCACGCTGTTCTCGGCCACACTAGACCGCAAACCGACTGGTGGGAGTCGAGACAAGAACTCCAGGCCGACATTTTCGCCGCCCGCCTCCTCATCAACCCCAGCGACTACGCCCACCTAGAAGCAAGCTACGAATCAGATATAGCCATCGCCGAAGAACTAGAAGTCACACCCCATCTACTGGAAGTGTGGAAAAACTATACGGCAACAAACAATCGTCTCCAGCGGAAACAACGCCAATATGCCGAAACAGCATAAAACAGTAGCCAAAAATGCTTACCTCTAACTACACCCCACACCAAGAAAAGAGAACCAAGTGAAGAAGACACTTACAGTGGCCGTCATTGCCGCCACTATCGCTTCAACAACAGCACTACCACCCGCGCACGCAGAGGTCTACTACAAGAACTGCTCAGAAGCCCGCGCAGCCGGTGCAGCACCAATCCACAAAGGGCAGCCCGGCTACAGCACAAATCTAGACCGGGACGGCGACGGAATAGCCTGCGAATAAAATGGGATGACAATTCAGAAGAAGCAAAAACTAGGGCCCCTTGCGCGTGACAGCAACAAAACGTGGCCTATCATTCTCAGCCGGCTATTAAGCACTAACACCACAACAATAGACTCCGGTAGACTACCCACTAGAGAATAAAGGAGAGAAAACCGTGTCAGTCACAATGCACCGCTACAACTCGGTAGAAGAAATCGAAGCTGACAAGGCTAAGCTCCTTGAAGAACTAGGCATGTCAGAAGAAGACGCCACAGACCTCTACAACATGAATATGCTCGACTACAGCGACCAATGCCGTATCGAGAGAGTTTGGCAGCTTAATTTCCTTATTAAGCATGGACGCTAAAACATTTGAAGAGAAAACGAAAGAGTTCTCTTCACACATCTCATCCACTTTAAACGACACCCTAAGTGGGCCCGTTGCCAAAGTTCATTCTGACGTTACAGGGCCGCAGGCTTCAATTATCCGTACAACCAAAAAACTCATTTCCGACAATTGTCCAGGGAAACAGTTCGGTGTGCTCGCAAGTGATTTTTCATGCTGCGCGTCAAGCTCTGGCCGATACTTTGCAGTAGAGGAATCACATATCCGCATCAAGATAGGCTACGGAGAAAAAACACGCCCTGTCATCCGAATAGATTTCAATCGCGACGATAATTCGTACATTAGCTGCCATGCTCATGTGGTGGGCGCAAACAGTCTCTTCGACTATCTCACTCCCAGAATTGGAAAGAATAGGTCGAGTAATCGACAATACTTACCGCAGACAACAGACGTCCTGCATATCCCAGTGGGCGGTAAACGATTCCGCCCTACAATTGAAGATGTCATTGAGCTTCTCATCCGGCAGTGCGGCGTTTCTCACCCAGACAATGCTCTCGAAATCATCCAAAAATCACGAGACGAATGGATAAGAACACAGACACGCGCTGCTGTCACAGACAACCCAGAGGCCGCAATCGAGGCACTCAAGGCAATAGGTTACTCCGTTACTAAAGATGAGCGTCCATAAATACACCACGGCTAAAGGCCCCCGCTGGTCAGTAGCCTACAGTCGCCCAGACGGCACCCGTACACAGAAGCGCGGATTCCTTACCAAAACAGCCGCCAAAGCGTGGGAAACAAAACTCGTCTCAGATATCCTCACCGGCCAGTGGGTAGACGAAAAAGGCGGGAAACAAACTATCGGAGAGTTGGGGGACGCGTGGCTTAACCGACAGACTCACCTTAAGCCGTCTAGTCTCCGCTCTCTCAGGAACGTGTGGGAAGCAAAGGTTAAGCCTCAATGGGGCTCCCGGACGCTGGATAGTGTGAAGCACACTGAGGTTGCGGACTGGCTCGCAAACATGACCACCAGGGAGGGAAAACCCTTAGCGGCCACCACGAAACGCTACGCGCACCAGATATTGAACAATATCTACAAGGACGCGGTACGCGACCGTGCCATCCTTACTAACCCGGTTGAGGGAATACCGCTTCCGAAAAAGACGAGAGCCAGGAAAACCTACCTCACTCACGAGCAGCTACAAGCGTTCGCGGCGGCCTGCGGAGAGTACGAAACACTGGTCCTCGTTATCGGCTACTGTAGCCTGCGCTGGGGTGAAGCTATCGCGTTAACCACTAACGATATTGATCTGCTCCGCCATAGAATTACTATCAACAAGAACGCCGTCTGGCTGGATAAGAAAGTCCATTTAGGCACCCCTAAAAGCAACGAGGAGCGCACAGTTCCCATCATTGGTCTAGTGGCCGACAAGCTAGAAAAGCATATGCGTACGGTGCCTACAGGTGGCCTAGTGTGGGAAGCCCCTAGAGGAGGCTATGTGCCCCGCCCCAACGCCCGTGAGGGCTACTGGGCCCGCGCAATCAAGACGTCAGGCATACCCCGCATCACACCGCACGAACTTAGGCACACGGCAGCTAGTCTCGCCGTACAATCCGGCGCGAACATAAAAGCCGTCCAGCGGATGCTCGGCCACTCCTCGGCAGCAATGACACTCGACGTGTACGCAGATTTATTTGATGATGATCTTGATCAGCTCGCCGACCGTCTTAACGCTGCTGCAACTTCGGTAGCCAAAATGTAG